TGGCGTTCGAAACCGAAGAATTACTCGCTTTGGAAGAAATTTATAAAAATTAGTAAAAAAGACTTGACCGCGCGCCGGTCATCTGATAAGTTGATTTACGTGGTGGTGAAGTCCAGTAACCGCCTCAGGAGGAATTACCGATGGAAAAAGTTACCTTGCGTCAAGAAGTTTCAGGAAGCAACAAGAAGTGGGTTATTTACAAAGCCGGCACTTGCACAGTTCTTGCAACTCCATTTTATTTTTGGACTCTTGCAATGTCTTACTGCTTGGACATGAACTACGAAGTTGTAGAAACTCTTAATGCAGAGGAGGTGCTGTAATGAGTTTGAACTGGGAACTCGAATTAGGCAATAATCGCGAATACGCTCTTGCCTCAGGTCACGACCGAAATGGTCTTGCGGTTTCAATTTTGAAATTCAAAGACGGAAAATTTCACGCTTTCACTTACGGTCCACGTCAATCAGCAGGAGTTTTCGATTCAATGATTGAAGGAATGAAGGCTTTTGGTTTTACGACGGAGGTGGAATGATGGCTATCAACATCGCTCTAAGTGAATCAGAGGCATTTATTCTTAGTCAATTCCTTCGCAAAGAAGGTTGGCGAAATGTTAACGCCGACTGGAAACTCAACCAAATAAAAGACCAAGTTGAGCAAAAGTTATTCGAATCATGTCCTGAACTAAAAGAAACGGAAGGTGTGTGATGAAGAGGCATTACCAAACAATTGAAGACATCAAGTATCACAACGTTGAAACTGGTCATTACTTTTTCAGCGAAGGCGCTATGCAATTTTTTGATTCTCGCGTAGCACCGACGTTGTACGGAAAAGACCGAAACATTTTCATAACGAGCGAGAAGTTCGATGATGACACCGAAAGAATGTATACGGTGCGCTGTATTGATGAAGACGGTCAGATTCAAGACTTGAGTGAGTTTCAACAATTCAAGTATTTAAAAACCGCAAAAAAGTTTATAAACAAAATTACCGAAAAGGAGGAAGTAAATGCGTGAACCAGCAGGGAATTGCAAGCACTGTGATGAGCCAATCTCGTTAGAACCGCTTTCTGGTCTCTACATACATAGCGAAGATGGTAACGAGCGTTGTTGGGATTATTCAAGAATAAATTGGCATGAAAAAAATGAAGCAACATTTAGGGAGGAAGAATAATGAGTTGCTCACTAAAAGAAAATCACGACAAGATGAAGGCATGCGGAGGACAATCTTGTTTTCAATGTGGCGAAAGATTACAGAAATGTTCTCATTACATTCACAGTTCAATGTTTAGAAGTGGTCTTGAAGCGAGTTGGAAGTTCTGTCCTGTGTGTGGAGAAACATTATGAACACGTTATGGGACTTCATTGACATTAATGTTGACAAAAACGCAAGTATTCAACAGCGTTTTGAAGCGTTCCACAAAGCAAATCCGCGCGTGTACCAAGAGTTGTATAAACTTGCTTCACTGATGAAGGGCAAAGGTCACAAGCGTATTGGTATGCAGATGCTTATTGAGAAATTGCGATGGGAGTGGTATGAGACGACTACGAATACAGACGGATTCAAAATAAATAATGACTATGCAGCGCACTATTCGCGCTTGCTTATGAAAGAGAAGCCGGAACTAGCAGGATTGTTTTCTGTTAGACCGATTCAACAAGACAGCACGACCGAGACTCGCAGTCAAAGACTCTCGCAAGTGGAAACCGCGGACATCGGAGACTTTTGAGTAAATACCTTTTCGCACTTATTATTGCATTAACAGTAATTAGTTCAATTCCAGCGGATGCGAACGTCAAAGAAGTTCAACCGGTAAAGAAAATTGTTCCGGTGAAGATGATTAGAGACATTCCAGCAGACCCAGTGATTGCACCAGATGTTATGGCGAAGTGGGAAAGGGTTGCTCAATGTGAAACCGGAAGCAACTGGCACATGAGAGGAACAATCTATTCAGGTGGATTAGGCATCTTGGAAGTGAATTGGATGAAGTACGGAGGATGGGTTTATGGCGCGGAATACGCAGCGAGCAAATCCGCTCAGGTGTTTATAGCAATTAAGATTCAAGCGTTAAATGGTTTTGCAAGTTATGTACCAGACCAAAATGGTTGTGGTCACGGATGGTAAGGGAGATACCAATGAATGAATTTGAAAATGTATTACAAGAGATGAAGGAACTGCACGACAAGAAACGTTCAGATTATGGTCGCAAAGAAGACCCATTCGCCAATGTGCGCGCCAGTGAAGACTTCGGCGTTGAAGGTTGGGTCGGTGCAATGATTCGTGCTAATGACAAAATGCGCAGACTTCAAGCAGCAGCAAAAGGAAGCACATTACGCAATGAAGGTGTTGAAGATTCACTAATCGACATGGCAATTTATTCTGTAATTGCTTTGACAATGTACCGAGAGGGTCAACGTCGTGATGAAATAGTTCGCCAAGCAGAAAGTCATCAAGGGAGATAATGATGGAGAATCCAGAAAACTTAAAGTGTGAAGTAATTGCAAACGTCAGTGAGATGTCGCATCGCGAGTGGTTAGACCTCCGTAGCACTGGAATTGGTGGGAGCGACACCGCAGCAATCTACGGAGAATCAAGTTACACATCGCCTTACACACTTTGGGCGCAGAAGTCCGGTCGTGAAAAGCGTGAGGTCGTAACCAATGAAGCAATGGAATGGGGCAATTTGCTCGAAGGAGTCGTTGCCAATAAGTTCGCAAAAGAATACAATTATTCCGTAGTCGAATGGCCAGTGATGCTTAAAAGCAAGAAAAACGCTTTTATGCTCGCGAACCTTGACTTTCTTATCGTTGAAGCAAGCAAAGAGTTTCCTGCTGGAAAAGTAACTCGCCATGACAGTCTTGAACCGCCAACAGGCATAAATGCAATTCTTGAAATCAAAACAACAGGAATCGTTGGTCGTGGTTCTGCTCACCTTTGGGAAGACAATCACATTCCGCGCGCCTACGAACTACAAGGCTTGCACTACGCAACAGTCACCGGAATTGAGCAAGTGGTGTTCGCAGCGCTCGTAGCCAATGAAGGCTTGGTTGTGCGTGGTCGTTTGTATGACGAATCAGAAATGCTGCAATGTGAAATAACGGAAGCAATCTTTTGGAGCAGTGTCAAAAGTGGCATTCCACCGGAACTTGATGGAAGTGAAAGCACCTCTGAGAGCATTCGCAAAATGTTTCCAAAGTCAAAAGAAGGAACAGTTGTTGAAGCAGATGAGTACATCCTCGAAACCTATTATCAATACATTGATGAGAAAAGAATCCTCGACATGCAGGAAGAAAAGGTTAAAGAACTGCGCTCGACACTCGAAATGGCAATAGGTGAAGGTGAAGTGCTGGAATACAATGGGAAACCATTACTCACCTATAAGAGCAACAAAGACAGCATGGCGTTTGACGTTAAATCTTTTGAAGTTGCTTATCCTGAGATGTATGAGCAATTCCTTATGCCTCGAAAGGGGGCAAGAGTTATGAGGGTCAAGAAGGTATAAGATTGCGACATGACCGTTGTCGTGGCACTTACTACCCAATCAGGCTCTTACATGGGCGCTGACTCTATCTCTGTGGATGATGACGGTCTATACACAATTAGCAATACTCCTAAAGTGAAACAAATTGGTGACTTGCTTGTTGGATTCGCCGGTTCTTGGCGTGGCGGATACTTGGCGATGAAGTCTCTTGAACGTCTCGCTAATCCAAGTGTTGAGCAATTCGTGAATCAATACCCTAATGACGAAAAAGGCTGGTCTCTGCTGGTTATTGAGAAGGGCAAAATCTATGAAATCGACGATGATAAGTCCGTCACGGAAATCAAGGGAGACAAAGACGGTGCTTATGGCGCTATCGGTAGTGGTACTGCTGTTGCTCTCGGCGCTCTTTACACCGACCACATTGACAAAGCCAGTATCCTCAACGCACTCAAAGCAACGCAAGCACATTTCTCCAATGTCCGCGAACCGTTCACTATGATAGAAATAAGCATCTAAACAAAGGCAGGGGAAATGTCATTATCGGCAAAGTCAATAAAAATAGACAGCGCAATTCCGCACCCAAAGAATGTTCGACAAGGTGATGTGGGCGCAATCATGGAAAGCCTTACGCTTCACGGTCAATACAGACCAATAGTCGTGCAGAAGTCAACAGGATTCATTCTTGCTGGTAACCACACATGGAAAGCAGCGAAACAACTCGGATGGAAAGAGATTTCCGTCACAGAGATTGACGTTGATGATGAGCAAGCGTCTCGTATTCTCCTCGTCGACAACCGCGCCAACGACCTCGCTACTTACGACGACAGCAGTCTGGCTGACCTTCTGAAGGAACTAGCCTCTACTGAACTCCACCTCGAAGGTACTGGATTCGACGGAGACGACCTTGACGACCTGTTATTCCGGCTCAACGGCTCAATCGGTAACATTGCCGAGGGTACGTCTGCTGCGGAGCGTACAGAAGACTTTTTGAACAGAGGGATTCGCTCTATCGTCCTTCCTTATCCTGAAAAAGAATACCTTGAGGCTATTGAGTTGCTTAAGAAACTGCGCGACTCTTACGAAGTAGACAACAATCCAGACGCGATTATGAAGTTGCTCAAAGACTCTCTATGAAAACTGTTGAAGTAACAAAGGTTGACTGGACACGCATAGACCGCAATCACCACGCACCAGAAATGGTTGGCGACAATGATGACTTGCTGCTTATTGACTCTGAGACAGGAGAAGTTATTGCTTTCCAGCGTCAGATGCCTGAAAAGTACAAACACCTGAAGAAAGAACTATCTCGCTACCTTCGCTTCGCTATCAAGTATGACAGCACTGCCTCAAAGACTGGTGCTGCGCGATTATCGGGAATGAATTACTCCAACAGAGTGTTCGGATTCACTGCGCCACAAGCACTGCGCCGGCGTTACGGTGTAAGCACTTCATCTTTCAACAAAGACGAGCCACAGGCATTGAAGATTCTTGAAGAACTTACAAAAGTTTGCTGGGATACTTTCGAGGAACTCGCACCTAAAGCAGCAGAGAAACACTTGCAACTCGCTCAACAAATTCACCCTGACTGGCACATCGGCGGAATGCCGTTCACATCAGGGATTATTAACAACAGCGCAGCACTTCCGTATCACAAAGACAGTGGAAACATTAAGGGAACTTGGAACAACATGTTCTGCGTGAAAGAAAACGTATCGGGAGGCGGATTGCATTTGCCTGAATACAATGTAGCGTTCGGTATTCCTGACGGCTCTATCTCCGGCTTTGACGGACAAGGCGCATGGCACGGTGTAACGCCATTCATGAAAAAACGCAACGACGCTCACCGATTCACCATTGTTTGGTACACAAAGTCTGGAATGGTCGGCTCAGGTTCAGTAGAGGAAGAGACACTAAAGGCGAAGCAGAAAGCCACTAAGTGAAAGTCTTTGTTTTCACCTACGACAGGTACGACAGCATAACCACCTCGTTGATGTTGGAAACTGAGGGAATAGAACACACCGTCCTTTGCCACACCGAGGAGCAGAAACAAAACTTTATTGCTGGCGGATTAGTTAAAGAAGAACGCATTATTGCAACAGGAGAACCAAAGGGTTTAGCTCGTAACCGCAATTGGGTGCTTGACAGACTTGAAGAAGGCGAATGGTGCCTTATGTTGGTAGATGACTTAAAAAGCATTACAGAACTAAACAACTACGACCGCGCACAATCTCCATTGCCTATTACGTTCGCAAATCAAAAAAAATACAAAGAACGTTTTGACACACAGATAACAATGTCAAAGTTCCTGATGAGAGCAGAGAAACTATCTAAAGTTGCTGATGGTGTTGGTTGTTATCTTGCTGGATTCTGCAACATGGATAACCCAATGTTCAGACAGAACCACTACAAGACCAATGTGCTTGTTGACGGCAGAGCAATAATCGTTAAGAAATCACACATGCGCTACGACCCTGTTGTGCAAACTATTGACGACTACTGCTTTACCGCTATAAACCTCACGGAAACCGGCATTGTATTTATTGATAACTGGATTCTTCCCGACTGTCGCAGGTACACCAAAGGCGGATACGGAACGTTAGATGAACGCATGATTCAGAAGATGGCAGACGTTGATTATCTTGTGCGCAATTGGCCACAATGGTTAGCAGTACGAGACAAAGCAAATCACCCTCGCGGCTCACATGTTGGAGTACGTCAAAGAGGCAAAAAACCTAAGATACAGTAGATACATGAGCAATAGAAATATCGAACCGGAAGCACTAGATAAAGAGCGTCGCGTATTAGAACTACGTCGTGCCGGTGCTACTTATGCAGACATCGCTAACGCTGTTGGTTATGCCACTGCTCAGGGTGCTTATCTTGCTTATGGTCGTGCGCTTAAAAGAACACTCAACAATGCTGGTTCAGAGGAAGCACGTGAATCAGAACTAGACAGACTCGACCGTTTGCAGTTGGTTTATTGGGAAAAGGCTTTGAAAGGCGAGTATCATGCTCTTGACCGAGTGCTTAAGATTATGGAACACCGCGCTAAGTATCTCGGATTGTACGCTCCAGCGCGTATGCAGGTAGAGGCAACCATCTATGACACAAACACCATTGACGCAGAACTCGCTAACCTACGAGCCTTCCTTAGCAGCAATCCTAACCTCGCGTTGGAAATGGGAAGCACAATTAGCGAGACCGGAACAGATACCACCGGAGAGTAGCGACTGGTCTGTTTATCTCTACCTTGCTGGTCGTGGTGCTGGGAAAACTAGAACTGCTGCTGAATGGATAGCGTGGCAAGCAAGCAGGATGCCTAACACTCGTTGGGCTGTCGTTGCAGCAACCTTTGGTGACGTTAGAGACACCTGTGCAGAAGGTGAATCAGGAGTAGTGCCAATTCTTCGCAGGTACGGAATGCTCAAACACTTCAACCGCTCAATGGGAGAAATCAAACTCACCAACGGCTCACTTATCAAACTGTTCTCTGCTGAAGACCCTGACCGTTTGCGTGGTCCACAGTTTCATGGTGCTTGGTGTGACGAATTAGCAGCATGGCGCTATCCCGAAACCTACGAACAGTTGCAGTTCACTCTGCGTCTTGGTCAGCACCCTCAGACGGTTATCACCACTACGCCACAGCCCAAGAAACTCATCAAAGAACTCATTGCCAGAAACGATGGTTCAGTTATCGTCGTGCGTGGTTCTACCTTTGATAACGCTGCAAACCTTGCTCCATCAGCACTTCAACAGTTACGCAACCGTTATGAAGGAACACGACTTGGTCGGCAGGAACTTTATGCGGAAGTTCTCGATGATACTCCCGGCGCTTTATGGACTATGCAAATGCTTGAAGACTGCCGTATCAACAATCCTCCAGACATGGCTCGCGTCGTTGTCGCTATTGACCCTGCTGCTACCAGTAATGAAAACTCTGACGAAACCGGCATCGTCGTTGTAGGCAAAGGCATAGACGGTCGTGGCTATGTTCTCGCAGACCGCAGTTGTCGTCTCTCACCTGACGGATGGGCGAAGCGTGCGATTGAAGCGTATGACGAGTTCCAAGCATCTCGCGTCGTAGGAGAAATGAACATGGGTGGAGACATGATTGAAACCATCATTCGCCAGTACCGACCCAACATTCCTTATCGTGGTATCACAGCAAAACGAGGCAAGGTGTTACGAGCCGAACCGATTAGTGCTTTGTATGAGCAGGGAAGAATCTCACACGTCGGCATCTTTCCAGAGTTAGAAGAACAGATGACCTCATGGGTAAGTGACCAGTCTGACTTTTCACCAGACCGCATTGACGCACTCGTTCACGGCTTTACACAACTAGGCATTGGTTCAGGTGGATTCTCTGACGCGTTCTTTATGGCAGTCGCTCCACCATGTCCTCAGTGTGACTTACCGAATAGTGTTGAGAGTACGCATTGCTCAGGCTGTGGACAACCACTACAATAAAATCAAACTAACCGAGGAGAACTGTGGCGTTATTTAGCCGTAAGAAGAACGACGACGCTCTCGTTTCCAGAATCGTAACAGAGTTGCAAAAAGCAACAGGTAACAACATGGGCAATACACCATACGGCGGAACAGGATACGCAACAACATCAGCAGCGATGCCTTCGCAAATGGTGCAGTCTCCCGGAAGCGGTGGACAGGGATTGTTGCAGACACCCGGAACACAAGCAAACCCACTGCCTCGTTACTCTTACGACTTCGGTTCACAACTTGGACCATCAGCGCCATT